GAAGTTCCGGCGTGGCGTGCGTCGGTTCACGCGGTTAGGTCGTTGGATTCGTCCCTTTGGTGGGCTCGGCCGTCGCCGAGCTCGTTTCGGTGGAGTGAGGTAACCATGTGGAGGTACGTATGCGAGGTCGCAGGGTTCGTCGTCGGTTTGGTGGTCGTGGCTCTCGTCGTCGTTCTGGTAGGAGGTCTGGCCGGATGCGCGCCAGTCTCCGCCGCGGGATGCGTGGCGGGTTCCGTATGTAACTGTCATGGCGGCTTGTCTGAAGCCGTACCGACAAGGCAGTGATGAGTACCGTTGCGGGCAGTGTATGCCGTGCAGGTTGATGGATAGGAGGGACTGGCGGACGCGGTTGATGCTCGAAGCTGGGCATCATCGGGAAAGCTGGTTCCTCACGTTGACGTATGCTCCCGAACACGTTCCAGCTGATGGATGCGTGTCGAAGAGGAGTGCGCAGCTGTTCCTCAAGCGGCTGCGCAAGCTCGGTGAGTGTTCGTTTCGGTACTACCTGGTGGGTGAGTACGGTGAGCGGTCGTTGCGCCCTCACTACCACCTAATCGTCTTTGGACTACCTTCAGAAAGGATGGCATTGTCATGGGAAAAAGGGCATTTGCGAAGCGGGTTGGTCAGTCGAGCGTGGCCGTTCGGGTACCACCAGTTAGGGACGGTGACCAGCAAATCGATCGGGTACGTAACCGGGTACGTGGTCAAGAAGATGACCAGGGCGGACGATCCTCGGTTGAACGGTCTCACTCCGGAGTTCGCTCTGATGTCCCGCCGACCTGGGATAGGTGCGGGCACTGCGGATGCGATCGCGAAGTGGGTGAATGGTGCTGTCGGCGTTGCGGAGCTCTGTGCGACGGGTGACGTGCCTCGGGAAGTGAGAGTGGAGGGAAAGAAGTCGCGTCTGCCTCGGTACCTGGTGCGGCGTGTGCGTGCGCAGTCGGGCATTGAGGAGTACTCGCGGCTGGACCTCTACGCGGAGGAGGCAAAGGCTCGTCTTGGTCGCCCTTCGTTGAGGTATGCTCTGAGAGAAGAGGGACGGCGTCAGAGGGCGTTGGAGTACTACGCTGTCTCAAGGGAAGACAGGGAGTCTCGTCGTATGCAAGGTGCATATGAGGCTCAAGGTCGTTATCGTCGGTTGATGACAAAGAGGACGATATGAAGCGTTCGAAGCATTCGTTGTCGCACTACAAGCTGTTGACGTGTGACATGGGGAAGTTGGTTCCTGTGGGTTGCTATGAAGTGCTGCCAGGCGATACGGTTCAGCAGGCGACTTCGCTGTTGGTGCGAGTCTCGCCGTTGGTGGCTCCTGTGATGCATCCGGTGACGGTGCGTGTCCATCACTGGTTCGTTCCTCATCGGCTGGTGTGGAATGACTGGGAGAAGTTCATCACTGGTGGCAAGGATGGTCTGGGTGAAGGTGCTGTATATCCGTTCAGTACGTATGCTAACGGCATTGCTGCCGGTACGATCGAGGATTACCTGGGTGTCAAGCCTGGTGTACCGAACACGGCTGTGGGCCTGCTACCTCGGTATTCGTACAACATGATCTACAACGAGTTCTATCGCGATCAGGACTTGCAGGAAGAGGTGCATCTGGGGACGGCGACCGTTCAGCAGTGTGGTTGGGAGAAGGACTACTTCACGACTGCTCGGCCGTGGCCGCAGAAAGGTCCTGATGTGACCATTCCATTGGGATTGACGGCGCCTGTGGTTCCTGATGGGCTCGGCCAGGTCACGTTCACGACGGATGACAACTTGCTGGGGAACCAGCGGCTCCAGTTGAGTGCCGGGTCGCAGAACGTGATGACCACGAACACGACGGCGGCGGATACGGGTCTGCGCTGGGATGATCCTGCGCTGATCGCTGACCTCACCAATGCCACGGCGGCCAACATCAACGACGTTCGTCGCGCGTTCGCGTTGCAGCGGTATCAAGAGGCTCGAGCTCAGTACGGGTCCCGCTACACGGAGTACCTGCGGTACCTGGGCATTCGTCCGTCGGACGCGCGGCTGCAGCGTCCGGAGTACCTTGGTGGTGGTAAGGCGACGATCTCGTTCTCGGAGGTCATCAAGACCGGTTCGGGTGAGAACCCCGCTGAGGCGATCGGTACGTTGAAGGGGCACGGCATCTCGGCGATGCGTAGTCGCCGGTTCCGGCGGTTCATCGAGGAGCATGGCATCGTCATTTCGCTGCTTTCCGTTCGTCCGCGCAGCATGTACACCGAAGGGTTGAACCGGATGTTCAGTCGACGCACGAAAGAGGACTACTACCAGCGGGAGTTGGAGCATATCGGTCAGCAAGAGATCTTCAACCGTGAGGTGTGGTTGTCCGATGATGCTACGGGTGGTGCGGACGTGTTCGGCTACCAGGACAGGTATGCGGAGTACCGGCACGTTCCGTCTCACGTGTGCGCGGAGTTTCGCGATACGCTGAACTACTGGCATCTTGGGCGTTCGTTCGCGAGTCAGCCGGTGCTGAACGCGAGTTTCATCGAGTGTGATCCGTCGAAGCGGATTCACGCGGAGCAGACGGCGCATGCGCTGTGGATCATGGTGTCGCACTCGATTCAGGCGCGGCGCATGGTCACCAAGTCCACCATCGGGAGGATCATCTGATGGCGCGCTACGATGAGCGTGGACGCGAGATTCCCGATTCGCGTCCGGTGGAGGTTCCGTTGATGAGGCGGCCCCTGTCGCTCCAGGACGAAATTCGCCGCTTCGTGCGCCAAGAGCTCTCGGCGCGTGCGCAAGACCAGGGGTTCGAGTCGTTCGAGGAGTCCGATGACTTCGAGGTCGGTGACGACAGCTCCGAACCCTCTACCGTCTACGAGATGGATGAGGAGCAGGAACTGTCGCCAATTGAGAATCGTTCTCGTTCGAAGCGTACGGCAGTGGAGGACACCGGCGACCATGTTGCACCGCAACATGAAGAGCCGTCCGGGGCGGTCCCCACGGACCGCTCCCCCCCCGCAGGGGGGTAGGGGGGGGGGTCTGCCCAAGTACCCTACTTGATGGGTACTTGGGCAAGTGACACCATTGGCAATACCCCTTCAACCAGTGGGAGTTTCAAGTGTCCAGAAGAAGGCGTTTCCGCAGTGCAACAAACGTATCGAATTCAAGGCGCTTCTCCGGCGTTTCTTCTCACCAGTACAGAACGGGCGAGCCTCATGTCCGCTCTACCCGAAGGGTGCCCCGGTCTGACCACGTAGTGCTGGATTCCCCCTATCCCGGAGCTCCGGAACCCGTTCGGATGGTTCCTCGGGCTATCAGCCGTCTGCTGATGCCCATTCCTGGGCCTATAAGGCCCGTAGAGCGATCGCCGGGGGTGTGGGCTAGCATCCCCCCATCCCCCGTCCTAGATCGCGTCCACAGCGTTTGTCGTCGCAGGGCGACCCGTCGCCGGGTTTTGCATGCCCTGGGTATCGCTGGCCGGCTGGGACTGGGCCGTGGTGGCGTCCGTCGGACGCCTGAGTCGTACTACTCGTGTGGAGGGTCGTGATGGGTTTCGGTGAGGTTCTCGGTTCGGTCATCGGCGCTGCCGGGTCCCTGTTCGGTGGCAAGAAGGATCGTGACGCGGCGTCTCAAGCGCAGCTCATGTCGTACCTGACGCAGAAGGAATTCGCACAGCATGGGATACGGTGGAAGGTGGAGGATGCGAAGGCTGCGGGGTTGCACCCCCTGTTTGCGCTTGGTGGAGGCGGTGCGACGTTTACGCCTTCGCCGGTGGCCCTCACTGGGCAATCGTGGGCGGATGCAGGTCAACACCTTGGTCGCGCGGCTTCGGCGGCGTTGACCAAGCGGGAAGTGGAGAACCGGGATTTGCAGAACGAGGCGTTGCGGGCGAAGACGGCTGCGGACTACGCCCAGGCGGCGTACTGGGAGTCTGAGGCAGCTCGTAACCGGCAGTCGGGTATCATCCCCATGGATGCCGCGTTGCCCATGTACGAACACCAGACGCCTCGCGGGTCTGTGGAGGTCGGTGAGCTGAAGCAAGGTGTACCAGAGGGCCAAGTCGTGTATCGTCCGTCTGAGGTCATCTCCACCCAGAAGGGCAAGAGCAACGTGGTAGCGGGCCGACATGCGACCTTCGCGGAGATTGCGGTATCGAAAGACGGGACTAGCATCCTATGGCCGCATCAGGGTGGACAGCCCTCTGAGGAGGTTGACATCCTCATGTTGGTGCCGTGGGTGCAAGCGAACATCGAGCGCTATGGGTTCAAGGAATTCCTGCGGCGGTACATGGTGGGACAGGCGGACTACGGTGCCGGCGGACTGTTCTGGGATGCGCCCCTGGTGGAGGCGATTGCGCGTGGGATGAGGAGGAAGTGATGGCTCGTGGGCGCAGAAGTCGGATGATGGCGCTGCGCAGTGGTCGTGGGCGCAAGGTGCTGCTATCGAAGAGCATGGTGAATCGGAAGTTCCGGCGTGGCGTGCGTCGGTTCACGCGGTTAGGTCGTTGGATTCGTCCCTTTGGTGGGCTCGGCCGTCGCCGAGCTCGTTTCGGTGGAGTGAGGTAACCATGTGGAGGTACGTATGCGA